TGGAACGTTAATGTTCCTATATACACTGTATCACATCACGAATCACATGCGGCATATGGTTATTACACAAGTGGTTGGAATCACGGTAACATAATTTGTATAGACAGCATTGGAGAGTTTGAAACACTAACAATGTGGAAAGGTGAGTCAGATTCACTAACAAAGATTAACAGTCAAAGTTATCCTAACAGTTTAGGACTTTGGTACAGTGCAATGACACAACGTTTAGGTTATGAACCTAACAAACAAGAAGCAGTAGTTTGTACACTTGCAAAGTCAGGTAGTCCATACAAGTATAAACAACGGTTATACGATGACTTCTTTGATGTATCGTTTGATCCATTATGTAATATCAAGTTCAAGGAGAACTGCCATAGAGGATTAAATTGGTGGGCACCAGAGATTAAGGATATTGATAACCTTGCGGCGGCTGTACAACATGTATTTGAAGAACTATGTCTTAACCTTACATCGAGCATACAGTTTAATAATCCAAGTTTCAATCTTGCTGTAACAGGAGGTTGTGCTTTGAATCGAGACGCAATGAACAAGGTTAGAAAGAACTGGAAAGGTTTTTGGATTCCACCCAATCCAGGTGATCCAGGATCATGTATTGGTGCTGTATTGGCTTTGGAGAAAAAACATATTGACTTTAATGAAGAAGTATGGTATAATAGTAGAACTAAAAAAGGATTATCTTGATGAATAAAGAGTATGGTTATGATGTGCAGAAAGTATATCTGCAAATGATGTTGAGCGATGCACAATCTTTTGTGCGTTGTCAAACTATCTTTGATCATACTTTATTCGATCGCAAATTACAACCAGCGGCAGAGTTTATGAACAACTATGTTGCAGAACACAATGCATTGCCTACAGAAGAAATGGTTAATGCAAGTTGTCAAACTGATCTTAAGATTCCAGAAGGACTACGTGAAGAACACTATGATTGGTTATTGCAAGAGTTTGAAACGTTTACAAGACACAAAGGACTTGAACGTGCAATACTTGAAAGTGCAGAACTACTTGAAAAAGGTGAGTATGGTCCTGTAGAAGACAAGGTCAAGAACGCAATCCAGGTAGGACTACAAAAGGACTTAGGTATTGATTACTTTGATAATCCTAAAGCAAGACTGCTTGGACTAAAAGATAACAATGGACAAGTAAGCACAGGTTGGAACACACTTGATAGAAAACTGTTTGGCGGATTCAATAGAGGAGAACTAAACATCTTTGCAGGTGGATCAGGAGCAGGTAAGAGTTTGTTCTTGGCAAACTTAGGTGTGAACTGGGCATTGAATGGAATGAATGTTTGTTATCTAACTTTTGAATTGAGTGAGGCATTGGTAGCAATGCGTGTTGATAGTATGTTCACAGACATTCCAACTAAAGAAATATTTAAGGATCTTGATGGCGTTGAGATGAAGGTTAAACTAATTGGTAAGAAGGCTGGAGCATTCCAAGTCAAGTATATGCCAAGTGGTAAGAACGCAAACGACATTAGAAGTTATTTGAAAGAGTATGAGATTAAAACAGGACGTAAGATTGATGTACTGTTGGTTGACTACTTAGACTTGATGATGCCTATGAGTAGAAAGGTATCGCCAAGTGATTTGTTTATTAAAGATAAATTTGTATCTGAAGAACTACGTAACCTTGCAATGGAATTAGGTTGTGTGTTTGTAACTGCGGCACAGTTGAACAGAGGTGCGGTAGAAGAAATAGAATTTGATCATTCGCACATCAGTGGTGGACTATCTAAGATACAAACAGCAGATAACGTGATTGGTATCTTTACAAGTAGAGCAATGCGTGAACGTGGTAGATATCAGATACAACTTATGAAAACAAGAAGCAGTAGTGGTGTTGGTGCAAAGATAGATTTAGAATTTGACATTGATAGTTTGCGTATTAGAGATCTTGAAGAAGATGATGACACATCAAACTATTCAAGCAGTACAGGTAGTTCGGTACTAAAAGGTTTACAAAGAACAACTGATACATCAGAACCACCAGAGCCTGATGCAGGTGATCCTGTCAAAAAGATAAGAGCAGATACTGACAGTACCAAACTAAGACAGTTCATTGGAAACCTTGGCAATGATTAAGATAGTAGACGATGTATTTCCCGAATGGCTACTAACCACAATCCAACAGAGCATATCAAATTGTAAGCAGTGGGAGTATGGCAGGGTAAAGAGTGCATACGAAGATGAGTACGAAAACTATTACAACTGTATGCTTTGGCACAAGAACTATCCTGAAATGGAAGATCCACTAAAAGGTTTATCAAACGTAATGGCAAGTTGTTTTGCACTTGAACTATTACCCAACGGACCAAAACAACTTGAGGTACTAAGACTAAATGGTACGACACCATCAAGTAAACAATACCCACATCGAGATTGCGATATGATCGCAGATGACACAGAACGATTGAAGAGTATTGTATGGTGGCCCTTTGGCAGTGACGGAGACCTCCGTTTCTGGGAACAGCAAGTTGACATAGTCAATCCTTCACAGGTCGTGGAGTACAAACCCAATCGTGCTGTGATATTTGATTCAAGCATTCCGCATGCCGGCAATCCACCCTCTGATTGGCCCATGCGTGTTAGCATCAACAGTGTTTGGAAATTAACCTAAAAACAAAAATATTAAACATCGTGGGTAAAAATGCCACCCTGCGACAGACGTCTTAAATGCACGAAAATCACCCCTAAATGGCTCTTATTTGTCGACTTAACAGGTTTCGCATACATTTGTACTCTTTTAGTGTTTTTACACGAGCAACGGTGTTTTAACCGCTTTTAACACCCCTATTAAGTACGCATATAAATATGTTTATGCAAGACTTTATTAAAACATGGGACAACGAACTTGATACAGAATACTGTCAAACTGTGATTGATTATTACAATCAACAACAGGGTACACGTATACTGAATCGCCAAACTGCAAATGAACAAGCACCAAAATTAAACAAGGACGGTGCTATGCTCTATGACGAAGGGGAGACTGGTACTTTTGCCCTCAGCATGAATAAACTACTCAAACCTTATTATGATTGCATACACAGATGTGTAGATGATTATGTCAGCGAGTTTGGTATATTTGAAAATGTCAATCCCATACAGTTGAGTCACAGCATTAAAATACAGCATACTCGTCCCAGTGAAGGTTATCACATATGGCACTGTGAACATGCGAGTAGGGACACAGGACAGCGTGCCATACTTGCAATGGTTTACTTAAACACCGTTGAACAAGGAGGTGAAACTGAATTTTTATATCAGAGCCGTAGGATTGATGCCCGAGCTGGGCGAGTCATGTTTTGTCCCGCAGGATATACACATACCCACAGAGGTAACCCACCATTGACCGGCGACAAGTATTGTATCACTACTTGGCTCGAATTTACTCACTAAATACAGTATGCACCGTTTTGTTATAATGAGGAATGGCGAACTCGAGACATACACACAATGGGAAGATATCCCACAAGTGTTTGAACACGTGATCGAATTTGCACCCACTATGCCAGAACCACCGCACACTGAACAACAACATCAAGAGATGGGTCAGTGGAACACAAGATTACAAGAACTTGTAAAGAGGGAGAGAGATTATGCCAGCAGTAACAAGAATAGGTGACGCCGACGTCGATCACTGTAGTGGAATGACAAGAGCAGTAGGCTCTCCGAATGTATTTGCCAACAACATACCTGTGTCAAGACAGGGCGATGACAACACTGGTCATCTGTTACCGGGTGTGCCATGTCCAAGTCACTCAGCACCAATTGAAGTGGGCAGTCCCACAGTTATCACCAACAATGTAGGAACGGGAAGAGTAGGAGATGCTATCGCAGGCTGTACGAGTGTAGCCGCGGGTAGTCCAAATGTTTTTGCTGGTCCTTAATAAACACTAACTGATAGTGCGCCAAGGCGTTGGTCTGCTGGCTCCAGTTTCCCACACAAGTTCTCCTGTTGAGATAACAGTACCAGTCATGAATCCTTTACCTCCGTTACTACCTATGTAACGACAAGGCTTAACTGGCTCGCCCTTGTAGGTCTTTTGTATGTGTATACTCTGGACACCACGTTGTTTTATTCCTGCCATAATACTTCCTTTTTTAAGAAGTATTTATGATATGTTGTATGCAGTTGAGCTTCTTACATATGACCTCACTGTTTTAAAAGGGTCTTTGTTACTTCATTAAGACGTGCTCTCGAACACTGTTTACAGTTGTATTTAAATGGTCAACGGTGTAGATCGTGTATAATGGTGTGTTTATAGGTGATTTGTAGTAAACTATTTGTTACACGTATGCGGTGCAAACATACATCCAAGTATGTCCGCTATGCCCTGGAAGTTGGTAGGACCCGTGTTATCCTGATCCTTAGGCTTGTCTGCTTGTTCCTTGTCAAGATCGTTCCATTCCTTTTCTATCACGTGCTGATCGTTTTCAGCAACCTTGGTGGGACTCACAC